CCTTCTTTGCGGCCACCAAGGTGGGCACGTCGTTGGTGACGGGCAGGTCGAGCTGCGCCACCCGGTTGTTTGCCAGCACATGGGCAGCGACCTGGGCGTGAGCGGTCGTGGTCGTCCGTCCCGGGGCGATCACGGTGCCTGGCCCGAGCGTCCGTGAGAACGCGTCGAGCGCCGCCTTGTGCTGGACGTCTGTGACCGACGCCCGGTCATCGAGGCCGCCGGCAAGCGCGAGCGCCACCTGGGCGCGCGGGGCCTCGTTCGAGGCGCCGAGCGTGATGTCGACCAGGGTCGACACGGTGTCTGCCCACGTCTTGGCGGCGGCACGGTCGGCCAAGATCGGTGACGCCTCGAGCAGCGCACCCGATGCAGCGCTGGCCACTGCGATCGTGAAGCCCGTGCCGCTGACTGCGATGGTGACACGGAGGTCGTTGCCCCACTCACCGGGATTCTTGGCGAACACGGTGAACGCCACGTCGCCGGGGATGGCGGAGCCAGCCTGGTCGAACACCGGCACCGACGCCAGCGCAGCAGCAGGGCCCACGGCGCGGGAGCAGTAGACGGTCGAGGCGCCCTCGTTGAAGGCCGTCTCGACCGCGTCTGAGCCGGTGTCGAAGCTCTGGCGGCTGCCGAACGCCGCGAGCTTCGCGGCGGGGGACCTGACCGCCACGGCCTGGCCGACCGGCCCCCTCTCAAAGACGCCCTCGACGAACGCGGTGGCGATGTCTGTCGGCGACTGGCGGGGCGGGTTGGAATCGACGGCTTCGACGATCGGTCCGTAGCTCATCAGGAGGCCTCCTCGGGCTCGGTGGTGTCAGCGGACGGGGCAGCCGCCGCGGCGTTGTCGGCACGACCCCTTTCGACTAGGTCGAGCAGCGGTCCCTTGTTGAGATCCTTGTGGTCGAGACCGAGCCCTTCGGCGACCTGGTGGAGCTCCTCGGCGGTCATGCCGTCGTAGGCCTTCTGAGCCTTCGTGACGATCAGCGCGCCGGAGGCGACGAGCGCCTGGTTATGCGGGTGGTCGAGGTCGGCGTCGCCGGTCTCGTTGGGTGCGAGCACCCGCCCGGTGTCGATGTCGACAGGGAGCGGCAGCCCGTTGGTGACGGGAGTGAGCATCGGGTGCTCCTTTCGGTTGGGGGCGGTTCGGCTAGTCGATGGGGTCGAGGTCCACAAGCACATCTGCGACGTCGACGTCCGGAGCGATCGGCACATTCGGATCGTCGGGCGGAGTGCCGGTCGGGCCGGCGCTGGCCGCCACGATGTTTGGTATGTCGACGACGAACCGGACCCGTGCGCCGCCCAAAGTGCGGCGAGCGTTGGGTTCCGTCTCGTCGTAGTCCTCCCCGACGTAGGTCAGCCCATTGGCGCCGAACCCTTCGAGGTCAGAGTGGTGCATGAGGCAGGCGCGGACCGCGGCGCCGTAGTAGCCCGCAAGGTCGAGCGGGGACACGTCGCCACCGGTATCGGTGTTGCCGCCATCGACCAGTACCGCAACGGAGAGCCGCCAGGCGCCGCGGTGGATGCCGTCGCCGTCCTTTAACGGTGCGGCGTCCGTGCCGCTGGACACGGCCACGAGCGCGGGGAACTCGTCTTCGGGCCACTTCTCGATCGACTCGCCCGACTTGCGCCACGAAGCGATCACGGGCAGGGTGCCCGACGGCAGCCCAACCCGCCGTTCCACGGTTGCGAGGTAGAGCGGAAGCCACCGCTGCAGCACACTGGTGGCGGCGGTCCCGAGACTGCCGGGGATAAAGATCGGGCCAAGGTCGGTCACAACAGCTCGCCGGTGAGCGCGAACCGCTGGATCGTCTTGACGATGGCGGTCCGGGCGCCGCCATCGAGGTCGAAGATCTTGCGCTGCGGAATCCCGGCGTGCGGTGCCCCGTGCTGGTGAATGCCGGCGTAGGGGACGGTGGTGCCAAAGAGCAGCCAGCTGTCGGTGGCCACGAGCTGCTGACCGGCACCACCGATTTTGGACACCGATCCTTTCAATGCCCCGGAGCGGTCGAGGATCCGCGAACCGGACCCCTCGAGGGCGCGCTGTGTGAGGGTCGTCTCAGCCAGTGGCGCCCAGCCGGGCCCCTGCTGGGAGAACCGTCTGGCGCTCGAAGCCGCAAGGAGCTCTGCAACCTTGAGCAGTGCGGGGCGCATGTTGTCGGCACGGGAGCCGATGCGCAGCAGGTCGCGCGAGACTTGTTTGTCGCCGGCGACGTCGGCTTCGATGCGCATCAGTAGACCCGCCGCAGATCGCGGTAGTCGTAATCCTCGTCATATGGAGGGGGAGGGAACATGTGGATCGGCAGCGGGCCTGCGCCGCCCACGGAGTCGCCGCCGCCGCCGACACCGGATTCGGCTACGGCCTCGATCAAGCGCTTGAGCCGGCGCTCGTACATCCGTTCGTACTGGGCGTAGGGGGACTGGCCGGCCTGGACCTGCTCGGGGTAGTAGGTCAGCTCGACCAGCATGGCGGCGCCGAGCGCGCAGATCGCTCTGGCGGAGTCGCGCTGACCGCCGTCGGCAGGATCGCCGCCGATCGCGTCGCCGATCTCCGAGGCGGCCTGGCCGATGAGGTGCGCGCACTGCACGTCGGTCACCCGGGTGTTCTGGGTGAACTCGCCGAGCTCTTTGCCGTAGATGTCCTTGGTGCGGGCGCGCAGCAGCGCGGCAACCTCGGGATTGGACGGCAGCGCGGTGAACGCGAGGGCGGGAAGGACGACGAGCTGGTCGGTGAAAGTCGTGTTCGCGGCGGCTGGGTCACCGAGATCCCAGGTGAGCGTGTACTCGGTGCTCGCCTCGACGATTGGTGCGGCGGCGCGCGCGGCGCGGTAGACGCCGGCGCCCGGGTCGGTGCCTGACGACAGTTCGACGATGCCGGCGGTGGAGCGGGCGATGGCGGCGGTGCCGGTGTTGTCGTCGACGGTGAGGGCTACCTGGCCGACGAGGCCGGTGGGGACGCCTTCGAGGGTCGCTTCGAACGGTTGGCCGGAGCGGGCTGTGACCATGCGACCTCCTTTCGAGGACGGGGTGAGGCGCTAGTGGGTTTGGCGCAAAGCAGCCACGGACAGACGGTTAGGCCAATCCGTTAGGCAAAGAACTGTTCGAGGGTGACGGAGCCGTCAAAGGTGGCGACCGTGCCTTCCATCTGGACCTGTAGGTGCGTCCATTCTTGGGTAGCCTCCTGCCACGCTTGGCCGTAGGTGTCGAAGAGGTGGTTGGAGTTGGTGGGGACAGGGCTTACGTCGGCCTGGCCGACAGAGCAACGATCGCGGCCCGCGGCGCGAGTGGCGACGGCGAGGTTCATGGTCGCGGAGATGGCGTAATCGACGGGATCGGCAGGCGCGGCGAGAAAAAGGCCGGTGCCGGAAGCGCCGCCGGTGCCGTCCGTTTGGATGTGGTTGGGCGCGATCGCGGTCCCGGCGGACTGCTGGGTACGGTTGACGTGACGCTCCATGAAAACGTCGGAGCGGCTCATAGGCCGCACGACGAGCGACCGGCCGACAGTCTCGCCGTTGACGATGAAAGTGCCCTCGGCAGTCAACCGGAGGGCGCGCGCGGTGCCGTCGATAGGGATGACGAAGCTGTTGACGTTGTTCAGGCGGAACGTGGCACCGCCCCGTGCCCACCGCCGCCGGTCGCGCCTGTTCGCTGCGAGCACCCCTGCACTGGTCACCTGGATGTCGTGCAGCAGTTGCGACCCGGCTGGGATCGCCGCGCGCCCACCCCCGGTCTGGGGGTTCGCGGCCAGCGTGTTGCCCGCCACGTCCGTCGTGCCCTGGAGCCGGGTCACCGCCCCGGCCGAGTCCACCACCACCTGGTCAATCCGGTTGTTCACCGCCACCGGGATCGCGCTCAGCACAGTGGGGGCCGGCACGGTGCGTACCAGCACCCCGGCGGCGTTGGTCACCCACACGACCCCCGCCGCGACCGTGACCTGCGAGGCCGAGTCGACCGTCAGCGCACAATCTGTCGCCCTGAGCACACCGGCCTGGAGCGCGTCGCCCGACTCCAACCGCTGCGGACTACCGAGATCCTCAGGCACTAGCCGACCACCACGACGCGATACAGCTTGCCGGTCGCGGGCGCCTGGGCGAAGTCGATCCGGACAGTGTTCGACGTCGGACGCTTCACATCCGTCAGCACATACAGGTCGGCGGCGGAGTCATAGACCTGCACATGGACATCGGTGGTCCCGAGGTTGTGCGTCACCGTGAACTGGGTCGTAGTGGCGTTGCCGACGATGTCGCCCGCGTACTTGGCGGTGCCGGTGGCGGGCGTGTTGAGCCGCGAGAACGTGATCGCCGTGGTGTTAAGCGTCCCGCCCTGATCGGCCGTCGACACATACACCGCATCCGCCAGCGTCGCCCCCTGCTCCACCGCCACCAGAGCGCCCGGGATCTCAGTCCACGAGTCGAAGTCCGCCACCCTCGTCCAGGTGCCCGCAGCGACGAGATAGACCCCGTTCTCAGCCGGTGCGGTCTGCGCACGGACCAGCACACGGTCACCCGCAACCAGGGCGATCCCGTCGATCGTCTGCGGCCCAGAGAGCGCCACCTGGCCGGTCGTCGCGGCCTTCACCGAAGGCTTCGTGTCAAGCCCCGCGATAGCGTTGGTCACCTGCCCGACCGTCGCGCCATCGGAGGCCGCGACACCGTCCGCCAAGCCGGTCAGACGCTGACCATTCAGACCGACTGCGCCGGTCGGCGAAGCGATCGTGTCCAGCCGCGTGCTGCCAGGCAGCGCCTGAGCAACACCGGTGCCCAACGTGCGCATCGACCCGACGTTTGCGCCAGCGTCGACCGGGGCCGCGTTGCCCGGTAGCGCCTGAGTGGCACCGGTGCCCAACGTGCGCAGCGATGGCGTGCCAGCCGCGCCGTCCTTGTTCGCCGCCGCCACATCGGTGTCGACGATCGTGGCGTCCTGAATGTCGGCCGACGTGATCAGGCCGGACTGGATGATCTGAGTGACGCCGAGCAGGCGCGCCTTCACCTCACCCGAAGTGGTGTTCTGCCAAATCTGGCCCTCAAACGGTGTAGCCGGGTCTGTCGCCAACTGCTGCAACCCAGCGTTCAACAGCTGGTTGCCGGTCAGGTCGAGGTGCTGGAGGACGGGGAAACTCATACCAGGCGGGCCTTCCCTAGGAGTGGGGTTGAAAAGGACAGGACGGTCTGATTGGCCGTCGGGTGCGAGACGCCGCCATAGATGACGGTCCCGGCACTGTCAACGACAGTCACGAGCGCCGGGTAGCGGCCGAGTTGGTGGTCAATGACCCACAACGCCGAAGCCACAGACTGCTCGAACGCGAAACCGGCGATGCTGCCCGGGAGACGCGGAAGGACTATGGATCGAGTGCGTCCAGATGCGGTCATCGGCGCTCCTCTCGATCAAAACTTCGAAATGCGGCGCCCTGAGTCGAACAGGCCCCCCGCCTTCTGGGCAGGAGTTCCACATCGCCGCGGGAACAGCTAGGCAGAGAGCTTCTCCAGGCCGTCCACGACACCCTGGCGCGGCTCGCCGTCGGTGACCTCCTGCTCAGCAGCCAGGATCCGGATCGCGAGATCAGGATCATCGGCCGCAAGCGCGACCGTGGCGTCGACATCGAGTCGACCATCCCGAACATGGGCAGCCAACTCCTCATCTGAGGCCTCCGACGCCTTGAAGGCGACCGGAGCGGGGCCGATCTTCGCGAGGGCCTTACTGACCCCCGACCGGGGCTGATCGCCCTGAGCGACAGTGTCCGCCGCCAGGATCCGCTCGGCCAACACCGGGTCATCCCCGGCCAACACGACCGTGTCCTTGATGCTGAGCTTGTTGGCCTTGATGTGCTCGATCAGCGCCTCGTCGTTGGCGGCCGCGACGTTGAAGGACACCGCGGCGACCGGCACGCTCGGAACCGCCTCGACGGCGGCATCGAGATTGCCGGGCACCGCCACCCCGGTCGTAAACGGTGTGCGTACGGCCACACCACTCCGCAGCGGCGCCGACCCGGGCTTCTGGACCGCCTCGAGGTCCACCAGACGGTCGAACTCCGCCTTCGGGAGATTGTCGATGACGTCGCCGAACCTTGCCTCCCGCCGAACACGGAGGGGCTTGTCGACGCCGGGGACCTCCTGCTCCACAAAGTAGGAGACCCCGGCGCACTTGACCTCGGCCGCCGGCATCAGGCGATCCCCCTGATCTCCATGTAGGCGTAAGGGTCGGTCACGTACATCGACGGCGAGATCGACCACTGGTACCAGGTCCGCTGGCGGCCGCCGTCGGCGACGCCCTCGGCCTCGACCTCCTCCGTGAGGGGGAACTCGTTGCGCCACTCGCCGACCATGCCGGCCGCGTACAGTCGTGCGCGGCCTGCGGTCTGGCGGGGTGACACGAACCGCTCGGTGATCCCGGCCGAGGCCAACACCGAGTCGACGTTGTCGGCCCCGTACACCTGGACCAGCGACGCATTGTCGTTGGGGTGCAGCACGATCCCGTTGAGGACCACACCGCGCTCCTCGAGATCGACCGCGTTCTGTGCGGCGATGATGTCGGCCAAGGGCAGGTTGATGCCCGACCGGTTGAGCTGGGTGACCGCGGCCGCCGTCGACCACGACTGGCCGGTGCGAAACCGGGTCTGCGCGGTCGCGACCGCATCCAGCTCGGCGAGCGCCATCTGGTCCGTCTTGTGGATGATGGTGTTGCCGGTCTGGCGGATGTAGCGAGCCAGGAGCGCCGTGTCGTTGCGCAGACGGGCCTCCCGGGTCACATACCACTTGCCGCCGATCTTGCGCGGACGAGCGACCATCGGCTGGCCCCGCAGAAACGTCATCAGGGGGAACACCGCTCCGGGCGCCACCTCCTGAACGTCGCGCTCGGCGTAGAGGTCGGACAGGACCGCGTTGGGCTGCTCGAACAGCACGGCGCCACCCTGGATGTTGCCGGCCGGAGTGAAGATCCGGTCGGTGAACATCCGCTGCTGGGCGATGTCGGCGATGTCGCGGGTGATCCGTGTCGGCTGAGCCAACAGCTCGTCGATCGTGATCAGGGTGCCCGAGACCGTGGGCGGTCCGAGCGGGTATGCCACAGGTGATGCAGGCATCAGTTACTCCTTCCCGCTCAGTAGAGCCGGATCATGGCGTCGGCGTTTGCCGCCGCGCCGGTGAGGGCCTTGCCGACAGCTTTGCCGGCGGCAAGGGGGATGACCTTGCCGGCCGCCCCTACTTCGACCTCTTGGCCGAACGTGATGGCTGCGCCCGCGGTGATCGGGCACACCGTGCCCGGACCGAAGAGCGGAACCTTGTCGCCGATGTTTGGGCCGTCGTAGGCGAACACGCCGACACCGCGCACGCCGGCGGCGCACGTTGCGACCTTGACGTTTCCGCCGCCAGCGGAAGTCGACAGCAGCGGGCCCGACTCGATGTCGGCCGAGATGTCGGCAAACGTCTTTCCGACCACCGCGGCCGTAGCCTGCCCGGTGAGCGGCTGGTCCGGCTCGTAGTAGGGGATGCACTCGGGCATCGGTCAGTCCTCCTTGGCGTTGAGCTCGGGGATCAGCCCGGTGCCCTGGTTTGCGGGGGCGTCATCTGCGGGAGCGAGGCCCTGCTCGGTGACCGGAATCAGGCCAGGTGCGAGGCCGCCATCCTCGACCGGGGCGGTGAGCATCCGCTCGGTGCCTTCGGGGTCGGTGCCGAGCAACGTGGCGTAGTGGTCACGCCGCGCCGGCGGGATACGGCCCGTCGAGATCGCCTCGTCGAGCACGCGGCTGCGGTGTGACCGCACCTGCTGCGCACGGGCGGTCTGGCCGTCCTGGGCGCCAGAGCGGAGGCCGGCCAACGTCTCGGAGTCGATCAGCGTCATGCCCTCGGGCACCTGCGACGCCGCTACGGGCTCGGGCTCCTCGACCTCCTCGACTTCATCATCCTCGTTCGACACAGTCGGGTCGGCCAGCTCGGCGACCTGCGCGCGGCGGGCCTCGATCTGGTCGTCGGTAGCGTCCTCGGGCAAGCCGAGCAGCGCCAGTTCCTCGGGGGTCATGCGTCCCTCCTCGGGATCGTTGTCGTTGCTCGACCGCGACGCGGCCGTTGGTCGGTCGTCCTTCGACGGACGGCCAAGATTGGAGGCCAGCACCCGCTGGCCAGAAGTTGGGGGTGCAGCGGTCTGGACCGCGTCGGGCTGCGCAGCGGCGGGCAGGTCCACGAACGTCTCGCGCACGCGGATCGGGGTGTCGAACGTCACCGCGTCCGCACCGTCGGTGGTGAACGGCACCCGCCACAGGCCGCCCTCGTCGTCGTCGACGATGATCTCTGGCGGGTCGACGCGGATGTCGCGGGCCCACCACCAGTAGGTGTCGGTGCCCGGGAACGACTGGTCGTCAGTCGCCCAGTCGAAGTTGAAGCGGTCACGGACCAGGCCGATCGACACCGAGGTCGCGGCCGGAGCGATTGAAGGTGGCACAGTGCTCCTTGCTCCCGCAGCCTGCGCGGGGTCGAGTGCGGCCGGCCCATTGGAGGCCAGAGAGATCAGGTCTTCGAGGTCGGTGATGCCCGGGCCGAACACGCCGAGGAGCGAGACGGCGGTCAACACCATCGAATAGTGCTTGCCGGCCTCGGTCGTGATGTCGCCCCGCCACTCACCGGACCGGTTGGGGTACAGCGACGGCATCCCTTCGGCCAGCCATGCCGGCACGTCGACCATGTCGCCCAGCAGCACCGCACCCTCGTTGGCGGTGCGGAGGTTGATGATCCGGCCAAAGACCGGGGCGGCGTCGTCAAGCTCGGCGAACGGATCGACGACCTGGGCGGTGCCGTTGACGGTCGAGGTGTGGCCGAGCTTGATGCGCGGCACGATGATGTGGGGGTCGTCGTTGGCGGCGGTGACGCAGTCGGCAATGTGCTCCATCGTCAGCGTGAACGGGCCGGTCGAGGCGGGCCATTCCATGCCGGCGGTGCCGAGCTCGACCGCGGCCAGGTGCTCGAAGCCCGGGCTGGTGTAGGAGACGTAGTCCACGGTCAGTCGACCCTGGACTTGACCGAGCGGGCGTAGTCCTCGCCCGTCTCATAGATCGTGATCGACGCGCGCGACCGACGCCGCGGCTGGCGCTCCAGCGGCCCGAAGATGATCGACAGCACGAACAGCAGAATGCTCACTGCTCATCCCCGTACAAAGCAACCGCCGTGCCGCGGCAGCGGTCGCCGCCCTCACAGAGCACAAAACCCGAAGTGCCGTAGTTGGCGTTCATGTCGTCCCACGACTCGAACTGCTGGCCGTCGATCTCCGCACAGGGGTCGCAGGTAGCGGCATCGAGAAGTTCGCTGGCGTAGTAGGTCGCGCCGCCCGACGCCGCCGCCTCGGCCGCAGCCATCGCCTGCGCACGACCATAGTTCTGCGCCGTCTGGACCGCACCGCCAAGCCGGTCGGCCAAATAGCTCGAAGACAGCCCCTCGAGATGAGTGCGGACACCGGCGGCCACCTCGTCGTTTGACAGCGACCCGCCCGCCTGGCGCAACGCCTCGCGGCCACCGGCCTCAGAGATCGAACGGGCCAGCAGCACATCGGTGGCAGCCGCCCGGGCACCCATCACGGTGTTCACCGAGGTGAGGTCGGGGTCGGGCAGGTCGACGCCCTGGGAGCGCGCCTCAGCTGCGGCCTGCGCGGCGCCGGTAGCGGCAACGGTGCGCATCGCCCCGGCGAGGATCTCGCCGCCGGCGGCAGAAGCCTGCACGCCGGCCAGCTGCTCGAGAGAGCCGGCAGCCTTGACCTGACCGACGAGGTCGTCGATCTCGGCCTGCGACACGTCCTCCCATGTGGCGAGCAGCTGCTCTAGCTGGGTGCGGTAGGCCGCGTCGATGCCGGCGAAGTCAGCGCCCGACGCCGCCTCGTGCGGCAACAGATCACGGCGGAAAGTGGTCGGTGTGTCGAGTGCGGCGCGCGCCGCAGCGAAGACGTTCCGGTCAGCGTGCTTGGCTGCGGCGACCGGAGGCACAGCACCCAACGGCAGAGACGGCACAGTGACCAGGCCCGGCTGATCACTCACGGCCGGCAGGCTGTAGCGCTCACGCAGATACTCCTGCAGCTCGCCGTCGACGACGACGAGGCCCTTGCCGACCATCGACACCAGGTCAGCGATCGCCAACTCGCCGCCCTCGTCGCGGTCATAGGCCACCGCGGGCGCCGGCTCTGACTCCCCGTAGTTCCAATCGACCCAGTCCTCCACGACGTGCGCGTTGACGGTGCTGAGGATCCAGCCGCCGATCGTGTCCTGCGTCAGCTCGAAGTGGTCACCCAGCTCGGCGCCCAGCGCCCGTGACCCGTTGGGGGTCTGGCCAAGCTCGGCGAACATCTGGGCGAACGCCCGCGCCATCTGCTGGTCGTGGTACTGGATCGAGGCGATCGTGTCGGGCAACTGGCCGCCGCCGGTGCGGCCGATGCCCTTGATCTCGACGTCCATGCCGTAGGGCAGCGCCGCCCCCGACGTTTCGCCGACGCGCCACGCCGACGCGATCGCCTGACCGGCCTTCAGCTGGGCGTCTGTGACGTCCTTCTCCAGCGCTCGAGCCACGGGGACACCCATCCCGTTGCGGCGGTGCTTGGTGACATCGATGCCCACCAGCTCCCGCTTGGCGCGCCACGATCCATACAGCGGCCGGAGTGCCGATCGCCCATACCAGTTGCCGCCCTCGCGGTCCCAGCAGTACGCCACCAGGCGGTCGACAGGTATCAGCTCGGTGACCTGGCCGACGTTCTGCTTGATGCCGACAAGGCCGCCGTCTGGGGCGACCCACACCTGGTTGACCGTTTGGGGGGTGCGGGGCGCGAGCTTGCGCAGCCGCCACAGCCCGTCCTCGATCCGGCCGACCTGCTCGAAGAAGTAGAAGCCGTAGGCCAGCGCGAGCAGGGCGTGGCGAAGATGGTCATCCCACGAGAAGCGGTCCCGTGTACGCAGCCGGTCGGCGCGGTCGGCGCCGAGCAACGGCAACCCGAGATCCTGGGCCAGCTGCGCGGCCACCTCGGGACGGGCATCCCTTGGGTCGACATACCACCGGTAGCGGCGGATCGGCATCAGCGCCGAGACGAGCAGGCCGGCGACCTGCGGGTCGTGGCGCATCCGATCGAACGTCCGGACCGACATCGGGAAGCGCAGGTCTGTGTTGAGCTCGGTCTCCCAGATGAAGCCGCCCTGGGCGCCGAGCGATCCGGCGCCGCCGAAGAAGCCGGAGTTGGGGGAGACCTGGCCGATCTCTGAGGTGGGTGCGCTGGCCACAGATCCCACCTCCACCGGTCGGCTACTCGTAGGGGTCGACCCCGTATCCGGCCGGGGCCATATCGGGGTCAAGCTCGGTGCGGGGGTGGGCGTCCGTCGCCGCGTCGTCTTGGACGACGGCGACCGGACGCAGGAAAGCCATCACGACGGCGTCGGCGCGGTCGGGCGAGGCCACCCCGCGTTTGGCCATCTCTGCCTTTGACTCGAGCCGCATCCTGCCGGAGGGTTCACGCCACCAGCGCGGCGCCTGCAGCTGGGCGGCGAGCTCGTCGTCGTCAGGGTCGATGTCGACCAGACCGGCCTCGAACAGGGTGCGCAGCGACCACCACGCCTCGGCGCGCTGGTTGACGAACCGGTCATGCCGCGACGCCTGGTTGCCCGCCTCGAAGCCCTGGACCTGGTGGCCCTGGGCGCGCAGCGCGTCGAACACGCCGGCACCGACACCGACCGAGTCGACCTTCGACGTGCGCCGCGGATGCTTGGCCAGCTCTGCCGCGATGTCGCCGGTCGTGACGTCGGTGGTCTGGCGGTGGCGGGCATAGATGCGGCGAACCACGCCGCCGCGGTTTAAGTAGCCGACCGTCTCGTCAGAGCCCAGCCGCGCGATGTCCCAGCCATAGCGGCCAGGGTCGGCGATCATCTCGCCGGACAGGTCTCGCTTCTGGGCGGCACGGACCTGGGTTGCGGAGATCAGCGTGTCGTCGGCAGCCTCGGGGAACTCGCCGAGCACCTTCGACATGTACAGCGAAGACTTCGGACCCCAGCGCTTGGCGCGCTCATCAGGCCAGTTCGCCGACATCAACAGCGGAGCAAGGTAGTCCGGGATCGGCTCCCCGGTCAAGTTCGGTGTGTCGAGCCCAGAAATCTGGATCGTGTTCCAGCCCGAGCCCGGGGCGCATGCCCGAGCAAACGCGGTGTCGGGCGTGTCGGGGTTTCCAATCGCCAGCACGCGCGAGTCGTCGTTGGCGACCAGCGAGTCGACCGCAGCCCAGATCATCGGTGACACGCCGCCGGCCTCGTCGATGATGACCAGCACCCGGCGAGCGTGGATGCCCTGGAAGGCGGCCGGGTCGTTGTCCTTCACCGATCGGCCCATCGCAACGATCTCGCCATCGATCTTCCACAACGGCACCGAGCCGCCGGTCACCTCGCCCTTCAGGCCGCCGGCCTGGTGGTGCTGGCGGATGTAGCGAAACAGGATCGACTCGACCTGGGCCGATGTCGGGGCGGTCGTGACCACGAACCCCTCACCAGTCGGGCGGGTCGAGAGCCACCAGCATGCGAGCAGGGCAGCCAGGTGGCTCTTGCCGGTCTGGTGCGCCGACGGAACCGCCGTGTAGCGGTTTGCGGCCACCGAACGGGCCACCTCTATTTGCTTTGACCACAGGTGGCCGTCGAGGCGGTCGCGCACCCACTGGGGGGCGTCGCGGCGGTGGGCTAGGGCGACGAGAGCGGCACGCCGCTCAGGACTCATCGCCCGCGGCGAGTCGCTGAAGCTCCTGGTCGGACAACTGGGTCATCTGCTCCAGCTTGACCCGGCCGCCGTGCTCGATCTTGACGTTGTCGCGGTAAGTCTCGGGCCGGCGAGCCTTGAGCATGAAGATCAGCAGCGTGTCTGAGTACTCGCGGATCCGGCCGACCTCGATGCCGCCCTGAAAGACGGGCTTATCGGTGCCCTTCACAGCGCGGCGCCGTGCCTCGAGCTCCATCGACTCGGTCGACTCGGTTTCGACGTCGGCCCACGCCAGAGCGAAATCCTCGTCTGCGTGGCGGGCGTCGTACACCGTGCGGCGAGCAACGCCAGCAGCCTCGCAGGCAGCGGTCACCGTGCCCAGGTCTCGAAACGCATCGAGGAACGCAGGCATCCAGTCACGGGCATGATTCGCGGCCTGACGAGCACGGCGCTCGTCGCGCGTGTTTTTCGTTGTGCGTCCCGTGCGCGCCATAGCGAACCTCCTAAACACGAACGCCCACCAGATGGGCGGGCGTTCATACGGGACGGTGCCTGAACAGCATCAGGGCAGGCGTTGTCCCCATTTGTGGAATCCAGAGTAGCACGGAGCTTGACTTTCGCAAGCTGGTCTGGTAAGGGCGCGGGGTCACGATCTACTCCCAGGGCACAACATCCAGGAGGTCAAGGTTCTCTGACCTCAGCACCTGGGCAGTACGCGAACCATCAGGATTTTGCTTTGATCCGCCGAATTCGACCATCGTCGTCTGGTCCCAAGGCGCGCAATAGACGCGAGTGGTGATGTAGCCCGACAGCTGCTCGCCAGCGACGAACTTGCGGATCGCCTCCTCCGCGCTCTCGGCCTCGATAGGGGTGGCCAGGTCGTCGTCCTCAGCGTGAACCCACGCGTCGTTCTGTGTGTCGATGACCACGAGCCACTTCATGACCCCACCGTACCCGTGCTCACGCTGCCCGGTCCAACCGCCGCCGGGTCATCCGCGCAAGCTCCTCCTCGACGGCGTACACCAGACCATGGGCGCGCTGGCGAGAGCGCCCGGCGGCGTCCTCCACAAACGCCGGGCCAAGCCCTTCGTCCTGGCCGCCGGTGATCGGCTCGGAGTCAGTCCGCGCCGCCGCAGGGCCGGCCACGGTGCTAAGCGCAGCCAGCGCGCAGTCCAGGCGATGGCCGAGGCTCTGGCCGCGGCGCATCGCGTCGCGGTCGCGGTTGGCACGGTCGTGCTGGCGGGCCAACCTGGCCTCTGACCGCTGACTGGTCTCGTTGGACTCGGCCTCGCGCCGGCGGCGCTGGGCCGCTTTGAACCGCATGTGCTCGATCGCGGCCTGTGGTGCCTGGGCCGCGATCGCCTCGAGCTCTGACTCGGTCAGCTCGCGGGGTGGGTCCTCCGCTGTGGCACGCGCCGTGGCCTCGGCCACCAGCCGGCCCTTGCAGCGGCGCACCAGCTCATAGACCGAGGCGGTGGTCGGATACCACGGGCTGGCGTAGGGGTCGGCGCTTGTCAGGCCGAACGCCTCGGTCTGGAGCTTGAGCCCGTAGGCCACAGCGGCCTTGACGGTCGGCAGCTGGGGGGCCTGGCCTTTCACAAGTGGCTCCCGGTGTCTTCGGCTGCCCCCGGTGTGTTTGGCTGGTGGTGGGGACGAGCTTTTTTGGTTGGCCACAGGCGTTTCCGCCCCTCATGTATAGGGAAACCCGTGTCCCCGCTGTCCCCAGTCAGTCCCCAGACGGATTTGCCTATATAGGGGGCTGTCCCCGTGTCCCCGCCTGATTTAGGCGCGCACAGATCTGGACGGGGACACGGGGACACGGGGACTACGCGGCCTCTTGACCGGGTCAGGGGCGGGGACAATGGGGGCGGCGGCGGGGACAGACACGGGTTGTCCCCGTGTCCCCGCCTGATTTGGACGCACATCGTTTTCAGGCGGGGACACGGGGACAGTGGGTACATAAAAGGTTTTTCCTACTCCTGTTCTAGTGAAAATCCGGGCTGGGATCGCCATGCCCGGGTCTGGTGTTTGTCGCCTCTGAGGTCGCGGGCCGAGAGCTGCCCGGCTGCGAATCCGAGCCTCGCGAGCCGGATCTGTATCTCGCGATCGGTGATGTTCTCGATCTGCTGGCGACGTAGGAACAGTCCGAGGGCACCGGGTCGTATCCAGAGCCGTCCCTCTGTGTCGGAGCAGGCGCCGGTTCCGTTGAGCGACTCGATTGCGCCGAGCTTGCCCTCTGTGGTGCCGAGGTCTACGGCTGTCCGTTGGTGTGTCGTGCGCAGGTAGTGGGCGACCCAGTCGAGTGCCTCGTCATTGGCGGTGCCGGCGCCTTGGCGGAACTCGCTTGCGTCGTGGATGGCTTGGGCGAGCTCGCGGTAGTCGGCTGGTTTGAGCCAGACGGGGTCGATCACTCCGATGGTGCGTAGGCGTCGGTAGAAGTAGTCGCGCTCGCCGAGTTGTTGGGCATCTCCGAGGGCGCACTTGCGGCCGTCTTCGAAGTGAAGTTCGATCATGTCGCCGTCTGCGCCGTAGCGCACGACGCGGCCCAGGTCATCGAGGCGTTTGCGGACGGGGTCGAGCATGTGGAGTTGGAGGCGGAGCCGGTTGAGCGCGCTGGATTCGTCGATAGGTGCCGGGATGGCGCTCAGCGCTAGGCGCAGTGTCGCTTCGATTGCGTCGGTGGTGCAGCCGGTGGTGCATGTGTATGCGGCGCCGTCGCCGTTGGGTGAGATTGAGAGGGTCCAGAGGTGGTCGTGGCCGCCGCCGGTGGGCCCGCAGACGGGGCAGTGTGCGGTGCCGTTTGGTTGTACGGTGGCGGGTCCTAGTCTGTTGATTGCGTCGGTGGCCTGCTGGGTGTTGAGTCGCTCCGGTTTGGTCATCGAGACTCTCTGGCGCGGCTGGCAGCTAGTTTCCGGAAGTAGTCGATGTCAGCTGTGCGCTCGGGGGTGAGGTCCGGCGTGTTGTGTGCGCGCTTGAACCGTCGGCTCATTCGGCTGTGGAAGAGGGTGTGGCACTCGTTGCAGAGGACGGTCAGGTCCGCGCGCGGCTCGTGGCCGAGGTGTTTGTATGTGCGGTGGTGTACTTCGAGGTCGCGGCTGGAGTTGCAGACTTGGCAGCAGTGGTCGGCGTCGTCGAGCGCTTGGTGTCTGCGGGCTGACCATTCGGGGGATTGGAGGTAGGCGGCGTATTCAGTCAATGGGCCTCATTTCGCGGTCGATCTGGTTGAGGAGATGGTCGACGTCGTCGCGGGATCGGACGACGGCGGCGATGGCGCCGGCGCGGTGGGCGCGGTCGAGCTCGTGCTTTTGGAGGCGGGTGGGGTAGTTGCCGGGCTGTTTGACCTCGAGCGCGAGGAATCTGCCTTTGTAGGAGGCGGCGATGTCGGGGATGCCGGAGCGGGTGAGCCCTCCGCCGTGTGTCTTGAAGTGCCAGGCGCCGCGGTCGGTGAGGGTCTTTTGGATCGTCTTGACGATCGCCGCTTCGGCCATCAGGCGGCGTCTCTCAGTCCGACCGTCCGCTCGGCGATGGCCGCCTGGAGCTCTGACCGGTCGAGCACGATCCGTTCGCCGGTGTCGAGCACCAGCGTGACCGTCAGCGGGTTCAGTTCGAGCACGACAGGCTCTGCTTCGGCGGACCCTTCGGACGCCCCCGGGGCGAGGGTGGTGGCCATCAGTAGGACGGGGTTCACCACGTCCCCCTGACGACGTGCGGCTTGAGCTTCAGGCGGAGATCGGCGAGCAGATTGCCCATTGCAGAGCTTGCCGGTCGAGGACGGGGGTTCGAATCCCCCTGGCGGTACCTCTGGTGCCCGCTCTATGAGCGGGCTCTTGTCGTTCTGGGGCGCCTGACTAAACGGCTGACTGGTAGTGCGGGAGGTCGTGCGCCCTCACAGCGCCCGTTTGGGCAGCGCGCTATCGGCCTCGGGCCCAGTTGAATCCGGTGATTGCCAGGGTACCCGCGGCCACGAGGTACATCGAGATGTAAGCCATTCCGGGACCCCCGATCAGCAGCACACCCGTCGCGGCCACCACCAACAGCACTGCGAATAAGCCTGCGAGAACATTGCGCTTTGGCCGGGTATCACCGGTGGCAGCCGCGCCAGCACCGGACGCGCGTGCTGCCTGGCTGGCGCCGCTCGTGATCTGTTCGGCCTTCGCGTCCCGACCCGAGACTTGGTTGCCATCCCCTTGCACGTGCTGAATATTGAAGATCACCGCAGGTGGGGCTTGATCGAGTCGGTCCGGAGCGCCCGGAGCACCTGCCGCAGGCGGCGGGGCCGGGCGCTCGCTTTTCCCGGTGGATCTCCACGTTGAGCCAGCCGGACCAGACCCTGCCTGGTCGGGCGGTAGGTAACCCAGAACGAGCGCCGGGTGGCTACGAACTCCTCGCAGTCGTCCGTCTCGGCCACCGTCTCTCCAATCGGGAGATGCTCGCCGGCTGTGTAGCGCCTGATCAGTCGTCCTGTCCCCGGACAGAGCAGCTCAAACTGCGGCTCAAGGTCCCCGGCTTCTACAAGCTTGTTCAGCTGATCGTGAACTCGGCCCACGTCGACCCCGGTCGCAGAGGCGAGGTAGGACGCCCTGAAGCCGGTTGTGGCCGCCAGGGACCTGATCGTCTCGAGGAGGGCGTCGTCGATGTCCGCCATCAAGATTTCACGGTGACCAGCGCGTTATACACGTACTCGAGGGTCACCTCGGGCACAGTGGAGTTGACGAAGGCCGAGCCCTGAAACGTCGACAGTTGCAGCCGGATCTGGTCCGACCCGTCGTGCTCGAACAGGAGGTCGTAGCCAAGCGGCTCGAGCGACGCGGTTGCTTCGTTGAACTCGTCCTGGTCGTACAGGTCATCGACGCGTTCTGACTTGGAAAACGTGGCTGTGTCGAAAACACTTGCTCCCGTCGCATCCCGTCCACGGTAGACATCGAGCCTGGCGTCGAGATGGTCGTGTAGCGCACGTACATCGGATGGCGTGATGGCGACCGGGACGGGCTGTAGGTCGAGATGCTTCGCGAAATCGATGAGCCAGTCCTGGTAAAGGCGGCCAGCCCGAGAAGCGCTCGCGCGCACCTCGAACGTTCCATGATCTGGCCGGTAGAGGGCGCCGAAAAACTCATCTTCGATCACCTCGACGGACTCGAAGTTGTGAATGACGTGCCCAGCGCGTTTGGCCACTGCAAAGGTCATCATAATGCCATCTGCCCGCTCATGAGCAACCACAAGCTTGGGGGATCGGGTGATGTCGTCAGGCCGTGACCGCTCATCGAAGGGGTCTGCCTCGGAGCTCTCGCTGAGCGCCGCGCGCACGGCGCTGACGTCAGCGGCGGTACCACCGAGGCTGTAGAACGTAGCCGGGTTGTCCTCGTCGAGCTCCTCGCCCGCGGGGCCCAGGCGGAACCACGAGAGAGACGTGCGACCCGCGTACAGCCCCTGTGCTCCGGCTTCCAGCTCGTCGCGCGTGGTTTGCGAGAGCGCACGCGCCATGTCCCACTTCCGGGTGCCCGGCGCGAACTCAACCCCCAGCTGGTCTCCGAGCCTCCCGAGCGCCCCCACTGAGAGATTCAACAAGTCGATGAATCTCTGACTGACCTCCACGCCGTGAGACCGTACGCGATCTCCCGACGGCTACGCGCCGGCCCTTTGGACTCACCCTGTCGACCTTCCTCCCAGGAACGCGTCGATCTGGGCGGCGGCGTCGGCCTCGCCACCGGGCATGAGGTGCCCGTACCGGTTGTAGGTGGTGCGGATGTCGGAGTGGCCGATGAACACGCTGATCTGCTTCGGGTTGAGGCCGGCGGCGATCAGGTAGGACGCCGCACAATGACGTGCCTCGTGCGGCGTGATCGGCTCGAGCTCCGCGGTCTTCCACGCCTTCCGGGCCCGGGACCGCACCGTCGTCGGCACGAACGGGAGCGCGGCGGTGCGGCCGAACACGAGGTCCTCCCCGCTGCGGCCGGTGGCGAGCTTGTGGGCGACCAGGTCGCGGCGGACACGGTCGACCAGGGGCACCGTGCGGCGGCCGGCCTCGGTCTTAACTTCGATGATGCCGACGGACACGTTGTCGTCCATGCTCCGCTGCACGTGCACGACGTTGGCATCGAGGTCGACGTCGCCCCATCGCAGCGCGCGCAGCTCCCCGGAGCGAAGGCCGGCGAAGAACGCCATTGACCACAGCGCCCGTTCTCCGATCGGCAGCGCGTCGATGAGCGCCCGTGCCTGTTCGGGGGTGGCGATGCGGTCGCGCTTGCCGCGGACGGCGGGCATCTCGAGCTCGTTGGTCGGGTCGATCGCGATCAGGCCGTCGCGGAGTGCGCGCCGGCAGATCACACGGAGCGGGTCGATCGTGTTGGCGATCGTGCTCGCCGACAGGCCGCTCGCGCGTAGCTGGTCGACGAAGCGTTGCACCTCTGGCCGTTCGAGCTGGTGGAGGCGCCGGTGGCCGAGCTCGGGCTTGACCCGGATGCGTAGGGCGTGTTCGTAGCTGCGGATCGTGGAGGGCTTGTACGGCTTGCCGGACCGGTCGATGATCGTGCGGTCGCGCATGCCGGCCACGAGCGCGTCAGCGGCCTCGGAGAGCGTGATCCGGGTGGGTGCGCGCATCTTGCCGACACGGACGGCGCTGGAGGCGTCCTCGCGCCAGCCGCGGGCGGCGCCGAGGTTGTCGAAGTGCTTGCGGATCGACTTGGACTCGCGGGCGCTGTACACGCTGGCCTGGTAGCTCGGCGGGCACTTGCAGCGTCCCCCGGCGCAGCCGCGGCGGTGGACCCGGTAGATGCCGGGGTAGCGGGTCTTCTCGGTGAGCTGGCCGGCCATCAGTCCCGCCCCGCGTGACCTGACACCAGCCCGCCGCCCGGCGGCAACCGGTCGAGGAGACCGTCGATCGTCGCGATTGCCCGCTCGTGCCGGTCAAGGACCGCTGCGTGCTGAGCGAGTGCATCCTCGACCGATTGCTCTGTTCCGAACCTCTTTCCCATATCGCCTTCGCGGAGTGCGCTCATGGCCTCTCGCGTCTGGGTTCCGCTTTCGCTGCAGGACTGCCGTACGTGAAGCGCAATGTCGCGCAACTCCAGAGCGTCCGCTGGGCCACCGCCGTCGTGGATGCAGCGGATGAGCGTCGCGCGATCAGCCAGCGCATCGAAAGTGTCCAGAAACGTCTTGGCCCTCCCCGTGTCGATTGTGCGACTCATCTCGGCCAGCAGTAGCCGGCTGCCCTCGAGGACGTGAGTCTCGAGCAGGTTGCGCTCGTCGGTGTCGAGTTCGATCGAAGCCATCAGCGCTGCCCCTCCCTCGCCGCCCGCAGGTCACAGGTGATCGTGACCGCCATCAGGCGCCGCCCGCCGCGGCGTTTGTGGCGTGCGGCATCGTGGCGGAACCGAACCTCCGCCACGATTGAGCCTGTCGCTCGGCGGGCCATCAGATGAGACCCTCCGGATCTCGCGGCGGTAGATGACCACCATTCCGTCGGGCGTGCCTAGCGCTCAATCTGAGATGCCGGTGGTGACATTGGATGGCCAGACGTGCCCAGTGGCCTGGCTCTAGCTGGCCGTAGGTCGCCTTCAAGCCATCGATGGCCGGCTGAACGGCCTCTGGGTATGGCTGCTGGTGCGACACCCGCCTGGGGGTTGCGATCTCGAGCATCGTGTCGCCAGCCAACAGCCGATGCATGCGCTGGAGTAGCGAGTAGTCCGGACTGTCCGGCGACAGCGCCGTCAGCGTGGTCGCGAGGCCTTCGACTGCGGGCTCGAGGGCTTCCCGTTCAGATACTCGAGGCTTCTCCGCTACGAGTTCGGGGCTCATCAGACCGCCACCTCCTCGGACAGCCCCTCGCGGCGAGCGAGGGCTTGAAGCGCCCTGCCGAGTCGGATCGATCCTTCGGCGTCCTCAACTGTGCCGTTACGCCCCCAGCCGACCGCTTCCTTGCCGTAGCCCGCTGCGCCCCTCACGAGCGGCTCGAGGACGTTCCGCGTTGCGGTGGCTGTGCCTCGTGTGCCTCGCTTCTTGATCTCGACGCACCGCTCGGCCAGGTCGACCATCTGGCCGATCAGGGTGTGGTGCTCTCGCGCCGTTTCTGCACGGTCGCGCTGAAGGGCCTCGCATAGGTCCGTCCACTGCAGGTCGATGTAGTCGCAGAGCCCCTCGGCTTGCTTGGGCGTAAGGGTGATCGTCATCTGGTCGGTCATGGCCATCCCCTGGGGAACGCCGGTCGACATCAGGCGCCCTCGCCGTAAGGGACGTCCTGGATGGCCGCGGCGTACCGGTTGGCCGAGCGCGAGAACAGCGCCCGGATCTCCGACTCGGTCGGCAGCGAAGAGGCCTCCCGCTCAAGGGCAGCCGCCATACGCTCCATCGCCGCCTCCTCCTGGATCGTGATGCTCTGCTCTGTCGTCATGCCTTGCTCCTCCTGTTGGTGTTCAACTGACACCAGAGGGAACAGCCGACGGGCCGCACGGGTAGCGTGCGCGGCGCATCGAAGGTCACTCCTTCGGTGCCATGCCCCCGGCCTGCGTCAACAGGTGCGGGGGCGCTTGGTTGGTACAGCGAAGGTAGTTGCTCGGCGGCCCACTGTCAAGTACTGTTGACACATGCCGGCGTCGCCGACAGCGAGACTGGAGCAAATCGCACGCCGGCGAGCGAAGGCTGAGCGTGACCGTGCCCAGCTGGCAACCGACACCGCTGCGGCGATCCGGGAAGCGCGCGACGCTGGAGTGCCGATGACCGACATCGCCAGGGCGCTCGGCGTGTCGCGCCAGGGCGCCTACGACTTCCTGGAGCAGGTCGACCGCTAGGACGAGGTGCTGGCGCGCCTGATCAGCTGACACGGCCCCGCGGCCGTTTCGGTTCTGCGCAGATGTGCTAAACCCGAGCGGGGGCCCTGGCGTGTGGCCCCCTGCCCGTCGGGGCCCCCGCTCTCGATGGACAGCCGGGGCCATCATCAGGCCCGCTTGACCCCGAAGTGGACGTGGTTGAAGTGCCCTTCGGCCTTGTAGATCAGCTGGAAGCGGAAGCCGTCGTGGGTGGCATTGACGAGGCCGGCGCCTGACCACGGGATGGCGAACATGACCGACAGCTCGCGCGCGAGGGCGGTCATGCCCGGTGTCGGCGAGGAGCCGTTGGACAGGTCGGCCGCCCACGCGAAGTTCGGCGGTCCCTGGTGGTCAGACCGACCGCCGCTGGCCGTCGGGCCGTGCCGGGCGTTGGCCGCCGCGACCGATGCAGGGGTGACGTTGATGCCGTGCTTGCGCGCGACCGGCACCACAAGGGCGTCGATGATCTGCTTCGGACTCGACAGGTAGCGGCCGTTGACCTTGCCCCCGGGCAGCGCCAGACCCGCCGCCGACGAGGGCGATCCTGGTACCGACACGCTCTTGGTCTGCGGTGCGGCCTCGGCCTTCGGGGCCTGGGGCCGCTTCAGCACGATGTCGCACGACGACTTGGTCAGGGCGCGCGACGTCATCGAAACGAGCCAGCGGCCCGACAGTGGCCCCTCATTGATCACGTCGACGACCTGGCCGGGCTGGGCACCCCACCGCGCCACATCCACCGTCAACGACGCCTCCTGGACGGTGTGGGAGCGATCCCACACCCCCTCGAGCTTCGTCACCCCCGGCGCCTGGCGCCAGATTGCCATCGCGGGGCGTTGGGCGATCAGCTCGGGCTCTGACATGTAGACCACGGTGTCGCCGACCACGAAGCAGCGGAAGCCAACCTCGACGGCGAGGCGTTGCATACAGTCCCAATAGGACTCCGGCTTGCCGGCCTCACCGACCCGGAACGCATAGCGTTGCGCCACATCGATCGACCCGCCGGACGCCAAAGACAGGCCGCCGTTGCCGCCCAAGAACGCCTTGACGGTCCGGCCTGCTTCGGCCTCCCACTTGCCGCTCCCGATGCCGCCGCCTTGCACGGCGAAGTTCAGCGACTCGACGTCTCCGCCCTTCAGCTTGATCGACCCGTGTCGCTTCTTGAACGACGTGGGGCCGGTGATCAGGAACGCTTTGGTGGCCGGCGCCGGCTTCCGTGTGTCGGCCGGGTTTCTCAGCCAGTTGCGGCCCTGCTGAAAGATGCCGGTGTCATCGTTGCCGGTCTGGCCCATCGCGGCACCGGCAGTCGACTCCTGCGTGATCGAGCAGATCACGCACACCAGCACGAACTCGGATGCGCCGAGACTCGCGCCTTCAGCGATGCACCCGT